ATGAATCAAGCAGCACTAATCACTATCGCCAATGAACTAAATCATGATCAAATGCGCGTTTTAATGGCTCTTTTAGCTGAACTTGATTATGAAAATTATATTCAGGTAGCGCAGATAGACATTGCTGATGCTTTAAACATGCAAAAACCCCATGTCAGCCGTGCCGTGAAAAACCTCATTGAGTTTGGAATTATTTTAGAGGGTCCTAAAATCGGGCGTAGCAAAACCTACCGCTTGAATCCGCAGTTTGGCTGGAAAGGCACGGTAAGTAATCATAAAAAGGCTCTATCAAACGGTTTAAGCGTTATTCAAGGTGGTAAATACTGATAGTTTTGACTGTAACCGGAGGGCGATATGTTCAGTGGCATTGCTGAAATTTTTTATATTTCTAAAGTGGAAACCATTGTTGATACTGAGCTTCGCCTTTTACCTAATCTTTTTAAACTACAAGTGCCTGATTTAGCGCACGTCATAATAATAAATCAGTACCGTGCCATGCCCGATGTTTTTGCAAAACACAAAGGGAAACGGCTTATGCCAGAAGCAGTGGCATTGCATTCAACCCTAACTTTCATGAAAAATTATTCTTCTGAAAATAGCCTTGTTATTCAAGGAGAAGATTGTTTGGGTGCGTTAAAAATAGTTTGTTTGAAACTCGCTCAAAGAGCGGCTTCCTTACCGACAACTCAAATGGAAGCAGCTTTCATGCAAGAAGAAATTTTGCCTGTATTTCTTAGTTTTTTACAAAAAGATGAATTGTAAAAGGCACAGAGAGCAATTCATCCTGGCATTACATGCTAGGCCCATAATCAGGGCCTGATCTCTTCTTGAATGCCACAGGGGCGATTTTTGGTGCCGACTTTGTCAGCTCTTGAGCGTTCTCGTTCTTCTGCCGTCTTAACTCCTGTTCTGCTTGTAGAGGTTCCCGAACTGCTTCAGCTGCTCCGACAATACAGTCACACGCTTGTCTAAGAAGCTGACTTGCTTCAACAGCGTGGCGTTGTCTTCCGCAGTACGCTCGGCATGGCATACGCTGTGAACAGAGTCATGGGATGAGATGGTCACAGGCGAGAACTTCCCCGAGGAAGCCCGGTACAAATACAAGACGCACCGCACCAAGGCGATCGACCTCACGCTGAAAAACCCGGACTACGTCCACACCATGTCGAAGAACGGGATCACTGTCAGGTACCGGCTCGAACGCTGGCGCTAACCCCAACCAGGAGCGCGGCGACAGCTGCGCCCCTACCGGTTAGAAAGCACGCCCCCACCAGAACGCACCAGAGCCATTCTAAGCGCCTCAACCCCGAACCAACCCAACGACACGACAGCACCCCATTTAAGCCCCTGTACCCCCTGAAAGTTGGGGCAGGATTTGGCAAACCGGTAGGCGCGGCGATTGCCGCCAAACACCAATGCACGGTGCCAACCACGATCCACCGTGCATAAACCACCCGCCAACCCCCGCCAGCACTGGAAACTGCCCCCATTTCCCTCCGGGCTTTTTTAGCTGGAGATCCGGCAGGTGCAAACCACGCACCGGGGAGAGCGACACCAGATCCAAACACGACACGCAAAGTGCATCCCCAACGGGGTGCAGCTGCGGCGCGTCAACTGCGCAGGAATTGAGCTGGAACCGCCTTGGAACCTTGTGGAACCGCCTTGGAACCGCATTGGAACCTTAAAAAATCTTTTAAAATCAACGATGGAACCTTGGAACCTATTTTTTAAAAAGAGTAATCAGGGAAATTGAGAGAGCTTTCGTTATTGGAGAGAGAAGGTTAGAAAATCAGGTTCCAAAGGTTCCAACCAGCAATGGCGCGGGTTTAAGAAGGTTCCAGTGAGGTTCCAGCGAGGTTCCAGCGAGGTTCCAAGCCATAAAAAAACCCGCCGAAGCGGGTTATTGTTCAATTTTTGTACCGGAACCGGTGGACGTTGTCGGGCATCGAGCCGGACACGAACGGGATGAGCACCCCCTTGCCTTCAGCAGCGCCACCAACATCGCGGTATTTTTTCGCGCAGCCGATGATCAGATCGCGGTCATGCATCAGGCGAGCACGGCGCAGCGGTTCGCTTTTGTCCACGTACCAGTCGAGGAACTTACCCCAGCATCCGACAGGAGAGCGGAGAACCAAACCAGCCTTTGATTCGAAGGTGAGGAAGTCCGGGTGCCCATCAGCAACACGCCCATGGACGAACGCCACCCACTCAGCCCGAATTTCGTCATACGCGTCGGTGATCAGCCCGGCAGCATTCGCCAACCCATGCGCAGTGGTGAAAGCAGCCAGAACATGGTCGGCATCGCGGCGAGCGGTCTCAAAGCCCTTAGCCTGATAGGACGCCACCCTGGCATTCAGCTCGGCGGCAAAGAACGACGTCAGGCTGTCGACATAGCGTCCCTTGTCGGACAGGAACAGCGGGCGCGTCTTGATGTCGCCCTGCAGATCGAGCATAGAAAAGCGGTTCGCCACCTGCGGGTCAATTCCGTCGGAGTCGGACAGTCCGGGGATCGGGTCGGCACTGGTGAAAATTTTCATGTACAGGTTCACGCACTGCGTCGTGAGGTACTTCGGCGTCAGAGCCAGCGACTCCTCAAGACGAAAGTGCTTTTTCGTCACCCTGGTGCATTCGTTGACGATCAGCGCCAGCGCCCCCATGAAGTGACTAGCCGTTACACCGGAGTTGGCACCGCTCAGGATGTTGAGCAGCTCCCCCTCGGACAGCTCCACCGTCGCTCCCAGGCGTGACAGAACGCCGCCAGCACCAAACAGCAGCCCCTTACCCCAATCGGACTGCGCACGGAAAAACAGGTAGGCATTCTTACGGCTTGAGGCAAAGCGGGCTGCAACCAGCGCGTCGAGGAACTCATGGCATTGAGGGAAATGAACCAGCCAATCAGCCACCACGTCACTGTCGGCATTAGCCACCGGATAGGGAGCATGAGGACGGACGAACGTCACAGTTTCACCCACCAGTTCGACGCGAGGAGCCGTGGCGAACATGTCCACGTCGAGGCGAACGACTGCCACCTGACGGCGCAGCATGATGAACTCAGCCCCCGCCTGACGAACAGCCCGAGCCATATCGATACACGCCTTGGTTACCTTGTCGTCGGTCTTGATTTTGAGGTCAGTCAGGCGGGCGATAAACGCATCGGTGCGGTGCCAGAACTTGCCGCAGGAGTCCTCCAGCAGCTTCATTCCGTCGCCCTTATCGAACTCGGTCAGGGAGCCATTTAGGACAGAGAGGAACCGCCCCTTGCCAGCGTGCCAGACGGCAGTGCCGACGGCAGAGTTGATAGCTTTTACATTCAGGCCATACAGCTCGAATTGAGCGCGGTAGTCACCAGACCAGTCCGCAGACACCGACAAGACAGAAAACAGCGCATCGCCCAATTTTAGCGACAGCGGTGACGGTGCAGCGGTGATCGGCGTTACAGTGGCTATTTCTTGTTTAGTTTTTGGCACGTTACAACTCCTTTAAAAACGTAGGAGTCGGCGTCAGGCGGGGGATTACGGAGGAAATCGACTTGCACGATCTTATCGACGTGATACAATTCTCAGCGAGGATTTGAGAATCACCCAACGTGATGTATGATTTCCTTCGAGTACGTCCGTCAAGACACTGACTCGAAACTACGGGGTTTAACCCCGGCAATCAAAGCACCCGGCCAGGTGCTTTTTTTGTGCCCGCAGATCACCCAACATAATCCACGAACGACGATCAGCTTAACCGATCCTAACCCTTCACGCCACTGAACGGCGACCGCTTATCGAGCTGTCGTGATCGCGCCACGCATTTATTCACTGACACGGCAAATTGTCCACAGGGCTTGTCCACTGGCACCAGAGAGTCGAGCCGAAGGGCTCGACCCGTACCGGTTATGCAGCACAAGCGCAACACGTCGAAATAGACGAGAAGTTACAAACGTGTTTCAATCGGTGGCACCAGACCACACAGGAGCAACACGGATGCAGCGCAAAAGCCCGACATTCAGCCTACGTCTCCCCGCCGACCTGCTCGAGCAGACGAACGAGCTGGCCGAGAAAACGAACCGTACCCGCACCGACGTGATTACCGACGCACTCCGTGCATACCTTGGCATACCAGAGCCGCAGGGGGAGAGCGGCAACCGCCTCGACCTGATGGTGGAGCTGCTGCAGGACATCTCGAATACGCTGAAACACAATGTGCTACAGAAGCCAACAGGACGCGCTACAAGGCCACGGGCTGAAAAGCTGACTAGTAACTCATCTGAAACACAAAACGCAGCACAGCGCCCCGCTGGCGCTGAATTTTCGGGGCATTACGACGAGGCCGAGGTGATGGCCACCATACGGCGCATGAGGGAGGAGCAGCGCGATCGGGGATTCCGCTACGACAACAAAGCTATCGCCCAGGCGCTGAACGAGGCAGGGCTCCTGCAGTCGAACGGTCGCCCATGGAACAACGACCGCATCAACACGGTGATCACCCGCCGGATGCCTGACCTGAAGTAACCGGTAGCGCGGCAGCCGCCGCCCAGGTCAAAACCCCGCGTACTCGAGGCAGTAGCCATAGCTGGCGAGGTAGAACGCCCGCCACCGGGCATCAGACGTCCGGTCTACGGACTCCAGCTGATCAGGGGCGAACCCCTGGGGCGTCGCCTCATAGCAAAGGACTGATCGCAGCCGGCCCCGGCGTTTTAGTGCGAGGCACCCTGATTGGCTTGCAGCAAGCCAGCCCCAAGCCAATCAGGCGGTCGAGCTGCGAGGCAAGGTCGAACGCGGCAGAAGCCTGCAGCTGTGTGGCGAAGATGACCCCCGCCGTCTGCAGGAATTGAGCCAGCACAGCCGGGTGAGCAGCGGCATAGCCCTCGCCGAACATGGCGTCCAGCTCAACGACAGCCTGAGAGACGAGAAACGCGGATTGTGAGAGCGCCAGGTCGGCGATGGTGGTGGTCTGGTCGGTCATGGGGAGATCCTCAAATAAAAGCCCGCCGAAGCGGGCTGAGAACAACGAGAGAGAGAAACCTGGTACCACTACAGGCTCGCGTCACGCGCCTCACGAAACAAGCTCCGCAGATACTTACGTCCCATCTCGACACCATGACGCGCCAGCAGATCGAACGGGTCGTAGCCGTCCACGCCCTCGGCTCCCGGTACCGCCGACAGGTCGATCACCCGGGCATTCGGGATAGCCTGATCGATAGCCAGATCCTGCCCGCCAATGTCCGGTACCAGTACGAACGGGGAGTCACCCATAACAAACTTATTCAGCGTCTGCACTGTCGCCCCGAAGTTACCCACCGACATCGCGCAGATCACCGGCAGCTTGCCGCCCATCAGCAGAGAGAGCGCCAGCCCCGACATGAACCCCTCGCAGATGACCAGAGGGTTACCAGAACGGACGCTGGACAGGTCGAACGGGTAAAACAGCCCCTCACGCGGTGCATTCTCGAGGCCACGCTTCTCGCCCAGCGAACCTGCCGCCTCAGGGTTGGCGCGACCGCAAATCACCTCCACTGACATACACTCCAACCGTAGTGACTCGTTCACCCCGTACAGCGGCACCAGAAGCGACTCATTCCACCACACGCGACCCAGCACCGGCAGGAACGTGCTCCAGTCCGAGCACTTCACGTCGTCAGGGCACGGCAGCAAACGCTCCGCAGCTCGCTCCTTGGCCTTCCAGTACAGCGCCGCATTCCCCGGCTTTTTGGCGCGATGCAGCAGCATCCGCGCCCTACCGGTTGCCTTAATGCGAGCCTCCGTCAGCTTCGCCGCAGCAGCAGCCGCACGTTCCCGTAGTGCAACCAGATGCGCCTGACGAGCAGCCAGCTCGTCCTCGGTGGGCTCACGAACAGCGATGCGCCCGGCAGCAACGTCAGCAGCCACCCCGGAGGAGCGCAGGAACGCCCCAGCCGCCGCCAGCCGGTCGAGGTCATCCAGGTCACGCAGCGCCGACGCTAACATTGCCCTGTCGGCCTTACCCGCGTTCACACCACGCGCAGACCACTCCACACAGGTCTCCAGTGGGTCGAGCCTCAGCAGCTCACACCAGCACGCCAGAGCGCGAGCCTGGCCCAGCCAGCCCAGGACTGACGTGTCTGGTTCAACACGCGACAGAGCCGCAGCGAACACTTCCGGGTAGTACAGGAAATTAACCTCATAATCTCGTCTCTCGTTCACCATTATTCAGCCCTCTGCTTAACTGCACGGGCACTGTTGCAAATAGTCGGTGGTGATAAACTTATCATCCCCTTTTGCTGATGGAGCTGCACATGAACCCATTCAAAGGCCGGCATTTTCAGCGTGACATCATTCTGTGGGCCGTACGCTGGTACTGCAAATACGGCATCAGTTACCGTGAGCTGCAGGAGATGCTGGCTGAACGCGGAGTGAATGTCGATCACTCCACGATTGACAGCTGGGTTCAGCGTTATGCGCCTGAAATGGAAAAACGGCTGCGCTGGTACTGGCGTAACCCTTCCGATCTTTGCCCGTGGCACATGGATGAAACCTACGTGAAGGTCAATGGCCGCTGGGCGTATCTGTACCGGGCCGTCGACAGCCGGGGCCGCACTGTCGATTTTTATCTCTCCTCCCGTCGTAACAGCAAAGCTGCATACCGGTTTCTGGGTAAAATCCTCAACAACGTGAAGAAGTGGCAGATCCCGCGATTCATCAACACGGATAAAGCGCCCGCCTATGGTCGCGCGCTTGCTCTGCTCAAACGCGAAGGCCGGTGCCCGTCTGACGTTGAACACCGACAGATTAAGTACCGGAACAACGTGATTGAATGCGATCATGGCAAACTGAAACGGATAATCAACGCCACGCTGGGATTTAAATCCATGAAGACGGCTTACGCCACCATCAAAGGTATTGAGGTGATGCGTGCACTACGCAAAGGCCAGGCCTCAGCATTTTATTATGGTGATCCCCTGGGCGAAATGCGCCTGGTAAGCAGAGTTTTTGAAATGTAAGGCCTTTGAATAAGACAAAAGGCTGCCTCATCGCTAACTTTGCAACAGTGCCATCTGATTAGCCAGGCGACTATAGCTCGTTCAGGAGGAGGTTGAGTGTATAAGAACATGAATGGACTTCGATACAGTGTGATTTTCCTGTCGGTGCTGCTCGTTTCTGGATGCGCAAATGCAGGCTTCAATTCTGATAAGAATGTTAGTTACAAAAAACGCCCGGGGTGGCAGCCAATTTTAATTTTATCAGCTGATGATTGCCAAACATGGAAATCGAAAGGGAAGTCGCTTATTGACTGGAGTGGAGAGTCTTGCGGTCCAGAAGGACTAATTAAAGCGATTAACAAAAAACCTGAAAGTATACCTGTTTTTTATGCTGCTTATCATGAATACGGTACAGGTGGAGTTAGAGCTATTGATATAAGAGACAACTCACCACTTAATTATCTAAACTTTGCAAATGATTTAGCTAAAAAACTGTCATCACTTTCTGTTGTGTCAAAGATATATGATGACTATATCCTTGATAGAAAATCTATGGGGCTTGCAGAGGTTCCGCGAGAAAACTTTATTAAGAAGCTGAATGAGTTTTCTTTAAAACAACCTGCTATCTATCAAAAGATGAATGATGTTGCGAAGGAAGATTATGAGAAAAGCAGGAAAGCTCGCAGCAACGAAAAACTTGGCATCAATTACATAATAGTTTGTGGACCGTATAGGATAGATCTTTCCTCTGCTGATGGCTGGGCCAGAATTAATGGCGCGAAACCAGAGACGCAAAAAATTACTCCCATCGGTGCTGGTGGCAGCACTAACAACGAACCGGATAATATAAAAATGGAGTGGATGGTTGCTACCAGTCTGCCCGGTCGTTGGGTTGGTATTGAATACATTAAACGTAAAGGAAAAGCCATCCTAAACGCTCAGTGGGTACAAGCCAGCATGGATGCGCCGCGACAGTATGCAACATACGACTGCCGAAAAGTAAAATAGCCCGCCAGATAGGCGGGCATGCGTCAAAAATATTGAGCTTTAATTATAATAAACACAATAATTACGAACAGGATGTTTCTAATTATTTTTTGCTTATGAGTAAGTTGTTTTTTTTCTGTCGATTTTCCGGGAGAGTAAAGGTTAGTGGTATGCGACAGCCCAGTGCCGGGAAGGCCATTTGTCATCTTTACGCCTTTTTTCCCGATGTTAATGGTGGAACCTTTACCACCAATCGAAGTGCTTACTCCGCTTTTGCTAATGTTGATCGCGAGTCCGGGCGCAATCCGGATTCTTTTGCGAAATCTAAATCCCATTTGTTACTCCTGTAGTCAAGAATGCGATGGTGCAGGTCCACTCTATGGCGGCTTCATGGCTGAAATTGATTTTTAATGCTTACTTGTTGCAAACATATCCTAATACACCTTGTGAATGTGTGCCATTGCAGCGGAAAAGCCTTACTTCACACTGATGTAGCTTAGTAATTGATACCAAACCAGCTTCGGCTGGTTTTTTTATGGGGTTTTTATGCCAATTCCAACTCAATCACAGATCGGCGGTGAGCAGCAGACCGCGCAGGCCATTGCCGATTCAGTGTCTACCCAAATGCGCGTGGCGATGCCTGGCATCATTCAGTCGTTCGATCCTGACGCTGTAACCTGCACAGTAGAAGTGGCGCTTCGCGGTATTGTTGGCGATGGCTCCACCGAATTAAAACCGCTGGTGGATGTGCCGGTTATCTTCCCGCGCGGCGGCGGTTGCACGCTGACCTTTCCGGTAAAAGAAGGCGACGAGTGCCTGCTGATCTTTGCCGACCGTTGCATTGATTTTTGGTGGCAGAGCGGCGGCGTTCAGGAGACCGTCGACCCGCGCCAGCATGACTTATCTGATGCGTTCGCCATCGTTGGCCCGCAGTCGCAAGCACAGAAAATCAGTGGTATCAGCACCAGCGCCGCGCAGCTGCGAACCGATGATGGTGCGGCGTTCGTAGAGGTCGCTGCAGGACATAACATCACCATTAAAACGCCGGGCCAGCTTACGGCTACGGCTGAAGGTGGAACGACAATCACATCCCCGACCATCACGCTGAACGGCAACGTAACGATTAACGGTAACCTGTCTCAGGGAATGGGAGAAAGTGGTGGTACTGCGACGATGCTTGGGCCGGTTACGGTAACGAATGATGTGACAGCTTCAGGTATAAGTGTCGCCACGCATAAACATGGCGGAGTTCAGACAGGCGGGGGGACTACTGGAGGGCCGCAATAATGCGATACCGACGAGAAGATGCTGACGGTGATTACACTTTCGGGCAGGGTGACGACACCTTCCTTATAGACAGTCCGGAGTGTGTCGCCCAGGCCGTAAAAACCCGTTTCGAGCTGTGGCGCGGTCAGTGGTTTCTCGATCTGACGGAAGGTACGCCGTATGTTCAGTCAGTGCTTGGGAAACAGCGATCAGACGTCTACATCCTGGCTATACGCGAACGCATACAGGACACGCCGGGCGTTCTGTCGATTCTTTCCTTCGATACCAATTATGACGGCAACAGCCGACGCGTCACTTTCACTTCCTCCATTGACACAATCTACGGCCAGACGACTGTAACAAGCGAGGCATAAATGGCTTTGAACCTCGACACGCTGGGGCTATCGGCAACGGTAACCGCCCAGGGGATTAGTGCGCCTGATTACCAGACAATCCTCGATACACTGACCAGCTATTTCAGGCAGATTTACGGTAGTGATGCCTACCTCGAACCAGACAGCAAAGATGGGCAAATGGTCGCGCTGGTGGCTCTGGCTGTGCATGATGCTAACAATACCGCTATCGAGATCTACAACTCGTTTTCACCGACGACAGCGCAGGCCGCAGCGCTTAGCAGCAATGTGAAAATTAACGGGATCACGCGAAAAGTAGCAACAAACTCTACTGCTGACCTTCTGTTAACCGGTACGGCTGGCACGACTATCACGAATGGCTCCGCACGGGATAAAAACGGCATTATCTGGAATTTTCCCGCGAGTGTAGCAATCGGGGTTGATGGTACTGTGCTGGTGACGGCCACATGTGCGAATAGCGGTTCGGTTGCGGCGATGGCCGGGACTATTACCACCATTAACACACCGACCCGTGGCTGGGTTTCGGTAACCAATCCTGCTGCAGCTACTGTAGGCACTCCAGCAGAAACTGATGCGGAGTTACGTATCCGCCAGTCGCAAAGTGTTGCGTTGCCATCAATAACCCCATTTGAAGCACTGGATGGTGCTGTTTCTAATGTTACCGGTGTAACCCGCCACAAACTCTATGAAAACGATACTGGTTCGGAGGACGGTAACGGGTTACCGCCACACTCTGTTGCTGTAATTGTGGATGGCGGTGATGTGACGGATATTGCTCAGGCTATTAGAGGGAATAAAGGCCAGGGTACAGCCACTCACGGTACAACATCCGTTACGGTTCCGGATAAATACGGCAATCCCCATGTAATCAAATTCTCGCGTTCCAGTGATGTGCCTGTTTATGCCCGGATTAAATTAAAAGTTTTTACGGGTTATACCTCACAGATAGGGCAGCAGATCCAGCCGGCTATTTCCGACTATATCAATAGTCTGATGATTGGTGATTCGGTCCTTTTAAGTCGCATTTACTCACCGGCGAATCTTGGCGTGGTGAGTGGCGGGAATGCACGCTATTACGATATTCAGGAACTGACGATTGGGAAATCCCCTGGGGCTTTGTCGTCATCAAACATTGATATCAGATATAACGAATCTGCGTCCTGTACCCCGGAAAATATCGTTATAACGGTGGAGTCATGAGCAAATACACCGAACTAATCACAAACTATCACGCCACCAAACCTAAATTTCTTGCACATGTTGATCTGATGACCCGGCCGCTTATTGATGTTGCGGCTGCCACCAGAGGGCTGATTACTGCATTTGATATTGACTCTGCGGTTGGTGTGCAACTTGACATTCTTGGATTGTGGATCGGACGCAGCCGTGTTGTCAGCCAGCCTATCTCAGGTGTCTATTTCAGCTGGGATGCCGACGGGATTGGATATGATCAGGGGGTATGGCAGGGGCCATATGATCCTGATTCTGGATACATGTATCTCAGCGATGAAACTTATCGTGTCATTCTTAAAGCGAAGATTGCGATTAATAACTGGGACGGACGGAATGATTCGCTTCCGGTAATTCTTGACGCGGCGACAGCAGGATCCGGACTGCGAATGCAGATAGTCGATAACCAGGACATGACGATATCGGTCTGGGTCTTTCCTGATACTGATATTTCAGATGTATCGCGTGAGTTAATTGCGGCAATTAAACAGGGGTATCTCACAGTAAAAGCCGCCGGGGTATGGGCGGGAGGCATTGAAACACCTTCGGTGGAAACCCCATCGGAAGGCTCAAAATTTTTTGGTTTTGATATAGATAACGAATTCATCAGTGGTTTTGATGTAGGAGCATGGGGAGTATTACTCTGATGGCGAAAAATGACTTTAAAGCGTTTGCAACGGATCGAAGTGCCAATGTTATATCGCAGGAGGAATGGGAAGCGTTGCCCGCGCTTTTATCCGGATTTACAGCAGGTAAAGCATCCAGTGCGCAAGTCAATAAGGTTATTCGGCAGGCCAGCTTTATTGCTGCAGCTCTGGCCCAGTTTGTAAGTGACAAAACGCAACGGGATGTGCTTGATAATGGTGATCTGCCCGGTTTTGTTGAATTGCTGGGATCGGGGTTTGCTGTTGAATACCTGAGCCGCAAGAATCCGTTTGGCGATATCAAATCGGACGGCACGGTGGAAACGGCTCTCGAAAATCTTGGTTTGGGAGAAGCGGCAAAACTTGGCGCTGCTGTAGGGGTAACTGGTAATACCGGGAGAATATTGATCCCGGCTTTAATTGATGGGGTTGAACAAAATATCATTTTCCAGTGGGTCTCTGGATTTGTTGCCGATTCGACTGGATTAGCAACCGTTACATTACCTATAGCATTTCCTAACGCTCTGCTTCATGCCACTGCGATTGACTCAGGTGCTTCTGCTAGCTCGTGGAATGGATCGTCCGGCACAACGTGGGGCTTCGATATTAATGGCTCTACCAGAACGACAGTCAAAGTTCGTGCTTTAGGAACAGTTAATGGGACTTCATGGACGGCTGCTCAAGCTGCCGGTTGTTTATTGGCAATAGGTTATTAACATGGAAAAAAGATACTTTTATGACGCCGTTGATAACGGATTTTATATTGAACCTGAAAGCAGGTTTATTCCTGAATCAGCTATTGAAATCAGTGTTAACCTCTACAGCCAATTTGCTGGTATTGCCTGGCCTGAAGGTAAAATGCTTGGTGCAGATAGCACTGGACTGCCAGCTTGGGTCGATGCGCCACCTCCAACGCATGAAGAGCAAATAGCGGCGGCAGAACAATATCGCCAGCAACGGCTACAGCAGATTGACGAAGTAACCGCCGACTGGCGGGGTGAATTAATGCTCGGCGATATAAGTGACGAGGATAAAGCGAAATTGTCTGAGTGGATGGCGCATAAAAAAGCGGTGAAAGCCGTTGATACGTCAACGGCCCCTGATGTCATCTGGCCTGAACAGCCGGAGGCGTAGGCCATTCAATATCTGGCGCACCGGAAGTATCGACCAGCTCCAGTGCGTCCAGTTGACATCCTCCACGCCCTGAAGGACGGGGTTTTACGGCGCACCGGATAAATGAAACCGTAGCACGTCGTACGGAGGTACGGGCTACGACTGGCTGGTGAACTTCTGATAGTGCGAGTATTGAATGATTTCCAACTGTTACCGATTTTACTATGTTTTCAGTAGAACACTCAGACAAAACTGATACGCACAAAGCTTTGCACTGGATTGCAAGGCTTTGTGCTATTCGATAGTTTAAGGTCGCTCACTCTACCTTTTCATCAAGCCAGTCCGCCCACCACTGCATCATTTCTCTGCGCTTATCGAGATACTGAGCATGATTGTAAATTCCACGCACAGATCCGCCGTTGGCATGTGCCAGTTGCACTTCAATGGCGTCGGCAGGCCATTCGTGCTCGTTCATAATCGTGCTGAATTCATGCCTGAATCCGTGACCGCTTTCCAGACCTTCATAGCCGATTTGTTTGATCACAAGCAATACCGCGTTCTCGCAGATTGGCTTCTTCTTATCGTTGCGCCCGGCAAAAACAAACTCTGAGACTGGTTTAGTGATGGAGCTTAGCGTAGTGAGAAGCTCAACCACCTGGTCTGACATAGGAACAACATGAATCTTGCGGCCCTTCATCACACTGGCGTCGATGGTGATAATCCTGTTTTCAAAATCGACGTTCTTCCATAGCATGGAACGAAGCTCTTTCGTTCTTAGGGCAGTGTAGCGTAAAACCTTGGTGGCAATGAGCGATACGATACTTCCTGAAAATGTTGCCAGTGCTTTATTGAATGCCGGGATCTGGTCTGCAGGAAGAAACGGGAAGTTCTTCTTGCGGTACCCCTTCATGGCGTCAGCAAGGTCAGGTGCCGGGTTATATTTAGCCCTGCCGGTGACAATAGCGTAACGGAAAACCTCGCCGCATCTTCTGCGGGCTTTGTTGGCTCGCTCCATTGCACCGCGATCTTCAAATCTGCGGATTACTTCCAGCAGTTGCATCGGCTCAATATCCTGAATCTCAAGACCGCCGATGATGGGTAAAATGTCGTCATCAAACATTTTGGCAAGTTCAGTTGCATAGCCTACTGACCAGACTTGCTTCTTGTGCTCGTACCATTCCTTGTAAATGGCACTAAAGGAATTGTTGTTAGACGAAGCCTTTTTCGCTTTTACCGGATCGATGCCAACCGAGATGTCTTTCCTCGCGGTCCATGCTTTATCTCTTGCCTCCTGCAAAGTCATTAGCGGATATTTTCCGACGGTCAGGATTTTCTCCTTACCGTCAATCTTGTAGCGAAGCTGCCATACCTTTTTCCCTGACACAGGGACATAAAGGTACAGGCCATTACCATCGAGTAGGCGGTATGGTTTTTCTTTCGGCTTTGCTGCTTCAATCTGCTTAACGGTGAGCATGGGTAAAAATCCGGTGGGTAAAATTATTTTATCCACTTTTTACCCGTCATGGAGTGCGGCTGTCAACGATCTGAAGCGGACCATGACGAACTGTGAATCTACGGAAGGCTTGATATTCAGGGGATTTTGCGGACTGGTACGGATGGGAGCGAACTGATAAATGGTGTCCCCTGCAGGAATCGAACCTGCAATTAGCCCTTAGGAGGGGCTCGTTATATCCATTTAACTAAGAGGACAATGCGGCATGAGTATACCCGCTAATGGAGTGCGGGGTAAGTACGCTGCCGCTCGATTGCTTAAACCCTCGCCATTTATGCCGGGTTTTTATAATTTTTCTTAATGTTTTCCGCACGTTCTGCTTTTTGGCGTGCTTCTGCTTTACGCTTATTGCTCATGTCGTTACGAATCTGTGCATGACTCATTAACGCGAAGATAAAGGTGCCGCCGCAGATGTTCCCCGCTAAAGTAGGTAGTGCGAAGGGCCAGATGAAATCGCTCCAGTGCAGCGTACCGTTAAACACCAGATAGAGGATTTCAACAGAACCGACCACGATATGGGTGGTGTCACCCAGGGCAATAAGCCAGGTCATCAATATAATCACCACAATCTTTGCCGCACCCGCTGCAGGAAACATCCAAACCATAGTGGCGATCAGCCAGCCGGAAATGATCGCGTTGGCAAACATCTCGCTGGGGGTGTTCTTCATCACATCCATGCCGATTTTGACAAATGCATCGCGAGTTTCTTCATTGAAGATAGGCATATATTCAAATGCCCACGCCGCAATACCTGTCCCGAGAATATTACCCAGCAGCACGACGCCCCATAACCGTATAAGTAAGCCGACGTTGCTCATTGTCGGTTTTTGCATGACGGGTAGTACCGCAGTCACGGTATTTTCGGTAAATAATTGCTGGCGGGCCATAATGACGATAATAAAACCAAAGGTATAACCGAGATTCTCCAGCAAGAAGCTGCCCGGCACACCTTCCAGTTCGACTTGAAATATCCCTTTTGCCAGTAACGAAGCGCCCATCGACAGACCCGCCGCAATGGCTGACCACAGTAGCGCCATTGCGTCGCGTTCCAGCTCTTTTTCACCATCCTGGCGGATATGCTCATGAATTGCCATCGCCCGGGAGGGGAGTCGGTCTTCATCTATTTCTATTTTTTTGCCGCGCTCTTTTTCTTCGCTCTCAACTTCAATTTCGTCGCTGTGTTGATCAATTTTGTCGTTGTCCATGGTCTCTTCTCTTGAATTAGCACGTATAGCTAAAGCGTAGCGGCTTTTTTGCTCGCAACTGACGGGAGTTACTCTGAAAATGTAGAAAAGGCTGCGTTTGCCTTTTTCTGTTTCTATAGAATCAAGTAGCCTACAGGGTGGCGATTACCAGGCTATGATCAAATCAGCAAATCAGGGCGTCTGGACATCAGTTGACGTGCTGTTACAATCGCCCACACCTAAACAGGCGGATACGGTATCGTTCCGTCATGGATGGCAAACTGCATAAGCCATAAAAAAACAGGGAGACATTTATGAAGCTTCGCCTGTCGGCGCTTGCTCTGGGAACTACGCTTCTGGTGGGGTGTGCGAGTTCCGGTACAGATCAGCAAGGGCGTTCTGACCCGTTAGAAGGGTTCAACCGCACCATGTACAACTTCAACTTCAATGTATTAGACCCGTATATTGTTCGACCGGTCGCTGTCGCCTGGCGTGATTATGTTCCGCAACCGGCGCGTAACGGTTTGAGCAACTTTACTGGCAACCTTGAAGAACCTGCGGTGATGGTTAACTACTTCTTGCAGGGCGACCCTTATCAGGGGATGGTCCACTTTACCCGCTTTTTCCTGAACACCATTTTGGGGATGGGCGGTTTTATTGATGTTGCAGGGATGGCGAACCCGAAACTGCAACGGACTGAACCTCACCGCTTCGGTAGTACGCTTGGTCATTATGGCGTGGGTTATGGGCCTTACGTTCAGTTACCGTTCTACGGTAGCTTCACGCTGCGTGATGACGGTGGTGATATGGCGGATGGTCTTTACCCGGTTCTTTCCTGGCTGACCTGGCCGATGTCTGTGGGTAAATGGACGCTTGAAGGGATCGAAACCCGCGCTCAGCTGCTGGATTCCGATGGTCTGCTGCGTCAGTCGTCCGATCCTTATATTATGGTGCGCGAAGCGTACTTCCAGCGTCATGATTTCATCGCTAATGGCGGCGAACTCAAACCGCAGGAAAATCCGAACGCACAAGCGATTCAGGATGATTTAAAAGATATTGATTCTGAATAA